GGTAGCATTATATGTTTCCTATCCTATCTAGAGCATGGTGTTAGTCCTATCACCAAAGGTTCCCGCACTAGCCTTGTCGGATGGTTTGAAGGACCCAGATGGAGATAATATCTATACGTCACTTTTACTCATTGTAAAATATGAGCGATAGCGATGCTTTTGCTAACTTTTTCTTTGCCGTAGTAGTGCTAGGTTTATTCCTATCTTTTGGGTCAGTACCATCTACTCCTCCCGGCACAATGATAGACCCAACATCTTGCTATGAGATAGAGGGTACTGTTCTTCATAAAGATACAACCGAGCATGGCAATAGATTATGGGTAGAGTTGTACTACAAAGAAGAAACAAACGGGTACATAGTATATGTGTCTAACAACACATACAACAAGTATGATGTTGGTTATACATATGAGGAATGGACCTGTGACCTTATTGAGTATGTATCATATCAAGATGCCATAGATGAGCTTATAGAGTTTGGGTTATTATTACCATCTTCTTAAGTATAACTTATGGTTTAGTTGGGTTGTGTCTGAGGAACGGATAAAGCGCAAAGGTAAAATTGTGTACAAACCGCCTGAAAAATCATATACCAATGTGAACATTGAAGAAACACCTCATGGGTTCAAGGTATATCGGGTAGGAGTAACGAAACCTTTTAGCGTCATTCCATTTTCAGCAGTAACACAGATAATATACGAGCGTGAATAAAATGAGTGAAAATAATACAACGGCAGAGATTTGCTATAATGCACTAAACGAAACCATAGAATGCGTAGCTGAGTCATCATCAATACTAGATGACATAGAGGTTGTACTGCTTGCAGTAGCCGCACTTCTTGGTATAGCTGCATGGGCTAAACAGAAGTATGCTAAGATGATGGAAGATGGGGAAATATCTCTTGATGAAGTCATTGACTCTATGGGCGAGGTAAAGGAAAAGGTTGCGGAGGCAAAGGAAGAAGTGGAGAAGATTGAAAAGACCCTTGATTCTCACAACGTTGCCGAGCTAAAAGCTATGCTAAAGGAAGCAGGTCTTTCTGTTAGCGGTAAGAAAGCTGACCTTGTTGCCCGCCTAGAGGCATACAAGGATGGCGAGTAATTGGCTAACGTAACTGACATAAGACTAGATAACTTAGAGCAGACTGCCGAAAGGCATGAACGACTGATTGAACAAGTAGTACAATCGCAGATAGACATGAAGACCGGTCTTACTAAGGTTGCTACTGAGTTAGAAATAACTAATGGTTTGATAGGTTCCTATATGGCTAACATGCAAAAGATTATTTTTACGTTAATAGCAGTAGTAGCCGGAGCTATGGGTCTTTCTACGCAGATGTGATATTGTGGATGCAGATGACTGGTATAGATGGTGTACTGACATTACTGTCCGTGTGCAAAATGTTGAAAAGTCACTCTTAACGTATAACAGATTACAGAAGCGTATGCTTTATGTTATGATTATAGGTTTTTTGGTGGTTTTAAGTTATGGCGTCTTATTGTAGTAGTGCTGATGTTGGGTCCAGATTGGGTCTGAATAGCGCACAGAGAACACAGGCATCTTCTAGATTAACCTCTGGTATTCGCAGGGCCTCTATAGATATAGACCAGATGTTCAGAGATTATGGTAGAGATGTACCATCTAAAAGTATAGCCGAGTCTACTACCACAGGTACTCTTAGTGCTGGTGGTACATCTATAGCACTGACAAGCTCATCTGGTTTTAGTACCATAGGCAACGGTAATGTTGATGGCGATTCTTTTGTGTGGACTGGTAACAGTGCTAACACTTTGACAGGGGTAACTGGTCTTAGCCATGACCATGCTTCGGGAGTAACGGTGCAAGAGGGAGAGATGGCTCACGTATTGAGAGAGATATGCGCTGACCTAGCGGCTGCATATTACATGGAAGATGAAGGAACCTTCCAAAACACCGGCGGCTCAGAGCGTGGGTCCACACTAAGAGAACGTGGTGAGTTTAACCTAAAGAGATTGGCTCACTTGGGTAGTGTGGATTAGGTGGGATAATGGCTAGAAAACTTGGTTATGTAGCGGTTCCTTATCAGCATCCGGGGTTCCCAGATATAGAGATTGACGGTCCTGTTTCAATTTTTAAAAAGAATGCAAAAGAAATTTTAGACGATGCTAGTTTTGAAATGGACCGCTTTGTACAAACACTAAGGGTAAGGGAAGGTCCTAAAGGTTCACAACTAAGAAAAAGAAGGAATGCAGTTAGGGTAAGACAGGATTCAGACCCAAATGTAGACTTTACCTTTTTCTTTGATAAAGCCGCCTATGAAACAATTAGTAAAGATATTAGGAATGAGATAGCAAATCATTTTGATTCCTACATAGGTAAAGAGGTATTAGACGTAGGTGGAGAAAAAACTAGAGGTAGAATACGAACAATGCAGAGGGCGTTTAAGGGTAAGCTCAAACCCAATACGGCAGCAAAAGGCGATTTTTATGATACAATAGCTGAGTCTTTGAATTTCATAAAGCAAAAAGTAAGCACTAAACAACGTAACCAATTTACACATTACAGTGCTGGTTCGTTTGATGAAGCCGAATTGACTGGTGTTCGTGGTAGTAGGGGTGCTAATCTGATAGAGTTGATAGGTATGGATGAGTTTGAGATGGAATCAAGCCCGTTTGGTGGTACGAAAAGACTTGGGCCGGGTAGCGTAATAGGTAACTTAAAGGGGAGATAACATGGCAGTAGCGACAAAGACACAGTATTGGGACAGTAGAATGATGGGTGAAAACCCTGCGTCTTTGACTGGTACATTCAACGATGCTTGGACTACTGCTGCTGGTGGTGGTACTGCTACCGATGGTAGGTGGGTTATTACCAACGGTGTGTATAACATAACCCCAACCACTAATGACTACACTCTTGTAGCCTGTATCGAATACACTACTGCGCCCGATGCTGGTGAGGTTCTTATGCGATTGGATAACGGTTCACACAGAGTAGAAATAAAATCTACAGGTAACTCTACTTCCCTATCCCTAGTCGGAAGTAGCACAGTGGCAATAAGTAATCTTGATTTATCTCTGGCAGAAGACAATCCAGTAGCTACTATTATTAGGCTAACTTTAACTTCTTCTGGTGCGGCTAAAGCATATGTGCATGAGATAATAGAGGATGACGACGGTACTGCCGTTTCCTATAGTGTTACAGGCACGTCTGGGTCCGGTAAGGACGTTAGGTGGGGTAACACTACCGGGAACGTAAAGTGGGCCTCTGTACACTACTCCTCGTTTGGTGCTTTCACGCCGGAGGAGCTTCTTCTATCTGACTTTGCACAAGATACGCTTGCCCGTATGGGTATTGGTATAGTAGAGCAAATCAAAAATAGCGCAAGACCATACCTAAAGACACAGGTATCTGATTCGTCTATAGTGTATGGATATGATATCTCATCACAGATGCTAAACAGACTGGCGACTCCTACTGTACATGTTCTAGTTGAGCAGTTGGCTTCGCCATCGTTTGAGTCTTTGGGTGGTGCTAAGATAACACAAGAGTATGATGTCAGAGTATTTATCACGGTTAAGGGAACAAACTATGAAAACTCCTATCGCTCTTGTTTAAATATTATGGGCGAGGTATTCGATGAGCTATACACCAACACAGGTGTACAAGGCACAACTGATAGTATAATATCTTATCAAGCCCAGCTAGATTCTAAGATGGATAATGATGAAACGGTTTGTGTACACGTTCTAACCCTTACATATATGCGTAGAATTGATATGCGTCACCGATAAGAATGTTAATAAGACACACCATCCGTAGAACAACCACATAGAGGTGTAACTATGGTAGAATTCAACAACAGGTATATTTCAATACAAAAGGAAGGGTCTACTTACGGAAGTACCAGCGGTGGTGGAACCGAGGTGTACGGAGAAGTAGATGATGAGTCAATCATGCACACATATGATTTACTGACAAGGACAGACATGAGTAGAAGTATCGCTTCAAAATCAGTTACTAGCACTGAGAGGTCAGAAGGTGGATTTAATCTAGCAGTACAACTAGACCACTTTGTAGCAAACGTATTTAGAGCTTTTTTCAAA